TTATACTGACGTGGAACGGTTCAGATCTCTCTATGAAGCTGCCGAACGGAAGACGAGCATTCGTAAAAAGAGAGTTCCTGCAATCGAGCTATTCTCATCCTTCATGCAAGAAAGGAAAGATACTGGACGTATATACTTAATGAATGTTGATCATGCTAATGATCATAGCCCTTTCGTAACAGACAAAGCACCAATTAGGATGAGTAATCTCTGCTGTGAGATCGACTTACCAACTAAACCTCTTAACGATATAAACGATGAGAATGGTGAAATATCACTTTGTACTTTAGGTGCGATTAATTGGGGTAATATGAAGTCTCCTAAAGACTTTAAAAAGCCAGCTAACCTATTAGTAAGAGCTCTTGATGAGCTGTTATCTTATCAAATGTATCCTGTTAAAGCAGCTGAGAATAGTACTAAAAATAGAAGACCATTAGGTATAGGTATCATTAACTTCGCTTATTGGTTAGCTAAAAATAATTCAAACTACTCTGATCCTAATCTTGAATTAGTAGATGAATGGACTGAAGCCTGGTCATATCATCTTATTAAAGCATCAGCTGATTTAGCTGAAGAAAAGGGTATGATAAACTTACATGAAGATTCTCTTTACTGTCAAGGCATACTACCTATTGATACATATAAAAAAGATGTAGATGAATTAGTAAAACCTAATTATAAAATGCCTTGGGATGATCTAAAAATTCAATTAAGAATGACTGGTATAAGAAATAGTACTCTTATGGCTCTTATGCCAAGTGAGACATCATCACAGATCAGTAATGCTACTAATGGTATAGAACCTCCTAGAGCGTTAGTATCAGTTAAACAATCAAAAGACGGTATACTTAAGCAGGTTGTTCCTAGTATGTTCCATATGAGAAATAAATATGAGTTACTTTGGGACTTGCAATCGCCCGAAGGATATCTTAAAATATGTGCTGTACTACAGAAATATATCGATCAAGGTATAAGCGTAAATACATCTTATAATCCTAAAAATTATGATGAAGAGAAGATACCAATGAGTACTATGCTTCAAGATATGTTAATGTTTTATAAGTACGGTGGTAAGCAATTGTATTATTTAAATACAAACGATGGTGCTACCGATGATGATGATGACTGTGAGAGCTGCAAAATATGATGGAATTACTTGGTTATGTAGCAGGATTTATTTTAATTTTTATTATGGGATGGGCCTGCTGGCAATCATCATTAATAATTGAAGCAAGAAAAAAAGCATGGCGTGATGGTACACATGATTATTATGGTAATAAAATAGATAATGATGACACTTAAAATAAAAGAGGCAGAGTATAATAGAGCTCGTAATGAGAGGCTCGAAGCATCTAAAAACTGGGAATTCAGATGCTGTCTTGATCCAGAAAAAATGATTGCTTACGATAATTTTCTTAAAAGAGTATCAAAAGATAAAGTAATAGTTGATCTCGGCTCGAGCAATGGAGTGATGGGATACCTAGCACTGCGGCATGGGGCTAAAAAGGTTATATGTATTGATTATAATCTTGAGTCTATACCTGTTATTGAAGCTAATCTAAAAGATTACATTGATGAAGGTAAAGTAGAAGTACATCACCTAGATGCTATTCATGATTCTTTAGAGTGTATTAAAGATGCTGATTATATAGTACATGAGATATTTGGACATAGTGTACATGATGAGTTGATTGTGGATATATCTGAGAATATATGCAAGCACGGTATGCTAGATAAAGTATACCCGAAATTAATTGATTGGTATAAAGTAAACGAAAAGCCGCTTAAATCCTCCGAGAAAGCAATAGTATATTATAAGGAGAATTATCCTGATGCTGTAGCAGACTTTCATGAGCTACATAGTAAGCGAGTTGAAGATTTACAAATTGTACATGACACAATGCCTTTTTTAGAAGGTGATCATGAGCAAGCTGAATGGACGTGCTTAGGCACAACCAGATTAGATAATTTAGATCTAATGCGCTTTGTACCTAAAGCATTAGAGCCTGTAAAACAAATTGATCCTAATAATATGACCCAAGACTACTTTTTTACTTGGAAATGTTATTTTGATGATACAAGAAAAGAAAGTTATAGAGGAGGCGGCCGACAGTTAAGTAACTGGGGGTATATGCCTGGTCCTGGAGGATCGCAGAACCGATTTATTTCAGCTATACGTTTTGGAGAGAATATTAACCCACATGTCTGTATTTAAAGTGAATAAGAAAAGTTCAAAAAATAGAAATCTATTCTTCGATGGAGGAGTAGATATTGCTCGTTATGATGATATTAAATACCCGCAAATAGATAAGCTAACTGATAAGCAGTTAGGATTCTTCTGGCGACCAGAGGAAGTTGATATCTTAAAAGACTCAAAAGATTTTAAAGATCTATCAGAATCAGAGAAACATATCTTTACATCTAATCTTAAAAGGCAAATACTACTAGATAGTATTCAAGGAAGAGCACCTAATCTTGCTTTCTTACCAATTGCCTCTTTACCAGAATTAGAGACATGGATAGAGACATGGAGCTTTAGTGAAACGATTCATTCCAGATCCTATACTCATATTATTAGAAATATATACACGCAGCCTTCAGAAGTATTTGATAGTATGCTAGATATAAAAGAGATAGTTGAATGTGCTAATTCAATATCTACTTATTATGATGATCTTGTTGATCGTAATCAAATATCAGCCGGCTTTGGCTCATACGGGCATAAGAGAGCTCTATGGTTAGCATTGAATGCTGTTAATGCTCTTGAGGGTGTTAGATTCTATGTATCATTTGCATGTAGTTGGGCATTCGCTGAACTTAAAAAGATGGAAGGCAATGCTAAGATTATTAAGTTTATTGCAAGAGACGAAAACGTTCACCTTGCTTCTACTATGCATCTAATTAAAATACTACCTCAAGACGATAAAGATTTTGCTAAAATAAAAGAAGAATGTAAAGATGATGTATTGAATATATTTAAAGAAGTAGTTGAACAAGAAAAGCAATGGGCTGATTATTTATTTAAAGATGGTTCAATGATTGGCTTGAACGCTAATGTTTTAAAGAGTTATGTAGAATGGATAGCAGCGAAAAGATCTTCTGCTTTAGGTATAGAACATACTTTTGTTGGTGGATCTAATCCGTTACCATGGACCCAGAAATGGATAGTAGGGAGTAGTGTACAGGTAGCTCCTCAGGAAACAGAAATCTCCTCATATATTACAGGTGGAGTTAAGAAAGATGTATCTGCGGATACTTTTACAGGATTTAAACTATGAATGTTAAGAAGATACTTTGTATGGTATGCGACTTTGAAGGTAAAGTAAGTTTTCATGATCCTATATTTAACATAACTCATTGTCCTTCATGCGGTGAAGAGCTAGAGTATGATGACGGTGAGGACTATAATGATGACGAATTGGACTTACAATAACAAAGATGTAGAAGAGCTTCCTGAAGATTGCGAAGCATTTGTATATATTATTACCAATACTGTCAATAATAAAAAGTATGTTGGAAAAAAGCTCGCTAAATTTAAGGTAACTAGACCTCCTCTTAAAGGTAAGAAGAGAAAAAGAAAATCAACAAAAGAGAGTGATTGGCGAACTTATTGGGGATCATCAGAACATCTTAAAAATGATGTTGCTGAGTTAGGTGAAGATAAATTTACTAGAGAGATATTATATTATTGTCCTAGTAAGGGAAGCGCTGGTTACTTAGAAGCAAGAGAACAATTTGAAAGAAATGTATTAGCTTCTGATGAGTACTATAATGGTATTATTAATGTACGTATAGGACAATCAGATAATTTACAAGAAGCATTGAGAATGATAGATGAAATTAGCAGTTAAATATTTACCTGGTTGCGGAGGAGAGTTTATTCTCAGCCTGATATCAGCTATAATAGATGATAAGCCATTTGATCTTAATGAAAAGAATCATTATGATTGCACTCAGTTTGGATGTGGTCATCAAGGCTTTAGTAAGTTTTTTCAGAAAGTACATTTAACTTCAAGACCAGATTACGCATCATTAGTATCTGATAGTGCTGGTAAAAACAATTATGTTGAAAAAGATAATATCTTTAAACATTATGACCGAATAACATTGCATCAATGGTCGCTAAATATTATGGCAGAGATGCAATACAGAAATTTTAATAACATTTTAGTTATTAAAGACAGTGATGATCGTGGTAAGATCCTTGCCAAGGCTAAGTTAGGAACACTAGTTGGTGTATCTGATATGCCTGAAAAAGAATGGGATAACTATCTTTATAATAAGATGAAATCTCACTCAGAACGCAAAGGATTATATGATTATGCTGAACGGGCTTTTAACGTTACATATGTGACATATGAGAGCCTATATAATAATGCGTTTGAAGAAACTCAAGCGATAATTAAAAACTTTTGTGATGTGGAAATTGATGAAACCCATTACGAGCTAATAAGGAAATATTATGAAAAGAATCAGTCTATTATTGACTCTTATCTTAGCAATCGGACTAGCTAGTCCAGTATCTGCTGATTATGATACAGAGAAAGATATTAACTTTAAAACATCAAACTCTCTACTACATCTACGCGCAGGCATGGGCCCTCATGATTGGCATGGCGAGTTCTATACCGATCTATTTGACGTAGGTGGTGGTACAGTAGAGTACGGAATAATCTATCAAGATAGAGCAGTCCAAAACCTAACCTGGCACCAGATTAACTGGAAGTCTCCTAAATTAACTTATGCTGATAACAGAGTTAAATTCTGGATTACAGCTAAATTAAATTATGTGCCGAATGATACTGTTATGGGTCATGGAGCTGAACAGAATGAAGGTTTCGGTTTTCATAATCGATTCTGGAATCAGATTGTTATTGCTGACGGTTTAAGACTGACTACATTTGTAGAGCCAAGATGGCAGCAGAAATCTGATGGATTTGGCTTTTTAGGTAGTAAGAATAGAATTACGCTTGATAAAGATTTCGGTAAAACAACACTGCATGTTGGTATGCTTACTTATGGTAATGCAACGTCTAAGTTTGATGCTAAGACTGAATATGTAGTAATGTATACATTTAAATTTTAGGAATATATTATGTTTAGTGATCATGGTCATTTAATATTTCCTATCCTTAACTCATGGGTAGGATTTGCACTGTTAGGTACATACGCTTTAATAGCTTATACTCTAACAAACAAATTTGCATCAGGTTATACTGATGGTAAAGAAAGCTTCTTATTAGCTCGTAGAGAACTTAATACATGGCAAGGCGCTATGTCTATTTCAGCTGCATGGTTATGGGCCCCTGGGTTATTCATATCAGCACAGCAAGCTTATGTTAACGGTTTAGTAGGACTATTCTGGTTCTGCTTAGGTAACTTTATTACTCTTACATTCTTTGGATTCTTTGCTAAAAAGATTAGGGATCAAGAGCCTGATGGATTTACCTTTACTGAATATGTAAAGAATAGATTCTCAGGTAATGCGTATTGGTTCTATAGAGTTGAGATGATTATCTTAGCTGTATGTGGATTTGCTATTAACCTTATTGCTGGTGGTACTACAGTTGCATTATTAACCGGAATGGACTATACTTTAAGCACAATATTAATGAGCATGGTCGCCCTATTATATGCATTTAGAAACGGACTCAAAGCTACTGTCGTTACCGAGATTATCAAAATATCTGTTGTTTGGATTGGTGTTTTGGTTCTTGTTCCCATGGTCGTTAGTACTGCTGGTGGGATTGATGTTGTTAAGGCCGGCATGGCTGGTATTAAAGGTTCTGGTAGCTCTATCATTGGTACTTCTTTCGCTTGGGGTGTTTTTACTAGCTTTGGAATCGCTGCCTTTTTAGGTCATATGGGCGGTACTTGGAGAGATAATTCTTTCTATCAAAGAGCATTCGCGATTAAACCTCAAAATGGGTATTATTGGTTTTACAGCTGCTGGCTTAGGATATAATATACCTACCGATAAGATATTTAATACTAATATTATTACAATTGCTTCATTGCTTGGACCTATAGCAGCTGCTGCCTTTACTTTTATGGTATTTGCAGGACTGATTGCTATCTTAGATAGTCAAATGGCTTCACTAACTAACCTAGTTGGTAATGACTTAGCTAAACCAGAGAATGCTATTCCTTGGGCTAGAAAAGCTATGATTGCCTTAGCAATTATAGGTGTTTGTGTAGCTAATATACCTGGTATTACATTAGGTAACTTGTTTATCTTCTTTAGTATTATGGGTGCAACGCTATTCATACCTAGCATGATGATTGTACTTAAACCTAGTTTACTAGAAGGCAATGCGCTCTTCTATTCATTTGTAGCATGTTTTATAGGAGCTATGAGTTTATACTTCAATGGCTTTACATTCTACGCAACATTAACAGCAGTATTCGCAACACCGGCATTAGCATATGGCAGCTCAAAACTATCAAATAGAATCTCCTAGACTGATTATTCTTACCGGGCCTCAAGGGGCCGGTAACCATTTATGGTCTAAGATATTTAACACACATCCTTCTGTTAACGGTTGGGACATGCAAGGCAAATATTGGCAAGGGCATCATAGAGAGCCTTTTGCTGAATGCTGGAATAACCCAAAGCTCTTTAAGGACTATGACTATAAACAGCTCAACGTTACTAGTATAAGTAATCCCTACGTAGCTAAGGGGAGACACAGGGTCCCTAAGTATGATGAAGTGTTTAAAGCATTAGATGCAAGAGGTGTACAGTATTCTGTACTACAATTAGGTAGAGATGGTAATATCTTGCAGCATCAACAAACAAGACTAAGAAAGAAGATTACATTAGACCTTGAATCATTTCCAGAGGCTGATTTCTTTCTTTCTTTTGAACTACTACAGCTCTATGGTGCTAAGTATATTGAGACGGTAGCATATAATTTAGACTTCCCTATTGATATTGGTAAAGCTGTTGAGCATTTAACTGAAGATACTAATGCCAAGTATATTCAAGAGCATAAAGGTGTTACTGATACAGACAGATTAGTAGCATTAGCTATTAAAGAATCAAAAATAGATCTAACTAAGTTATATGAGGCTGACCCTCCTGCTCCTAGTAAACCAGAAGTAGTAAAATCAAAAGCACCAAGCAAGCGAGCTCTTAAGAAAGCGCAAGCTGCTGAAGTACCTAAACCAACTAAGGCCCGTCAAGAGGCTGATAAAAGAAGAGAAGCAAGACTAGCAAGAGTTGCTGAAGAAGAAGCAGCTGCTCTTAAGAAGGAAAAGAATGCCGCTAGAGCTAAAAAAGCTGCAGCAACTCGCGCAAAGAATAAACGAGCGAAGGCTAAAGCAGCAAAAGATGCAAAAAACTCTAAATAAATACTTCCATCCTGATAATTGGACAGCTAATACAGACTTTCACTGGACAGGAGATGATTTCTTAATACAGGAAATTGGTGCAGGTGCATCTATATTAGATGTAGGTTGTGGTTATAACACTCTTAAACCTCATTTCGGTGATGCCTTACATGGTATTGATCCTGCTAACCATTATGCCGATGAAATGGTATCTATAGAAGATTTTAAACCAGAAGGACAATACGATGTTGTATTATGTCTTGGATCTATTAATTTTGGTGATGAGTCTACCATTCGAAGTCAGATAAATAAGATAGTACATTGTACAAAAGAGAAAGGAACTATCTACTGGCGACAGAATCCAGGACGAAGAGATAGACCTTTTAGTGGTATTGAACAAGTAGATTTTTTCCCATGGAGCTTTGTCTATAATTGTAAATTTGCTGATGAAGTAAATTGCAGAGTACGAGAGATGAGATGGGATAATGATAGGATCTACGCAGTCTGGGAGAGAAGATAATGTGGATGTTATTCGTAGCAGTTATTAGAGCTATTGTAATAGGTATTCTTAAAACTAGAATACTTAAATGGCTACATAAGCCTATGCTTAGAATGGATAAATGGTGTGAAGATAAGATCGGTATAGATCTAATCAAGCAGGAAACAACCTGGCGTAAAAAATATCCTCTTCTATCTGATAAATTAGATAAAATGGAAGCAAAGATAGATAAATTAAGCGATATAGTTGATCTGGAGGATTAATAAATGGCAATACAATTCAAGGTAACAATCGAAGGACCAGAAAACGCTGTAGCTAATGATGCAGCTGCTTTCAGGGGATGGTTAAAATCATACACTGGCAACTCAGGCAGCCCAGCTGTTAAAAATTTATACCAAGCTGGTAAAATTGTTGCTTACCCACAACTAACTGTTACTGAAAACGGTACAGGCGTAGATAATGTAAGACCTGTATGCACAATGCTATATGAATTTGATTCAGCTCTATCAAGAGAGCAATTCATTCATAATTCACATGAGTGGGGTGCTGAAGCAATAGAATATAGAAATATTTTACAAGAGAATAATAATTTTGTAATTACAGGTGTATCAATAGACACCTAATTTGAATCATGGCCTAAGGCCTTATATAATGGAGTTATGATGATAGAAATATTTGGTAAAACAAACTGTCCTTTCTGTGATAAAGCAAAAGCACTTTGCGAAAAGAAAGGACTTGAGTATGTATACAAGCAACTTGGTACAGATTTTACTCGTGAGGAGCTTTTTGAAGAGTTTCCTACAGCGAGAACATTCCCACAGATACGAATCGACGGTGAAGCAATTGGCGGCTATGATTCCTTAGCGGCTACAATATAGGAAATATATTATGGATCTTAAAATCGTTGGAGCTGATGGAGCTCCTATAACAGAGTCTCCTAAGATAGTAGGTGCATCTGGTGAAACGCTTAACCCTACAGTTGAAACTAATGAAGTAGATCAACTGGCAATGGGTGGTACTGAATTAATGAAGTATGGACTAGCAGAGAGATTAGATCCAAAACTACTAGATCAGTTTCAGATTATTCCTTCTCGAGTAAGAGAAGTAGATCCTGATAAAAAGACTGTCTTATGGTTGCATGATCTACCTCAAGATCCTGAGTCACAGCACTTGAAAGAGCCTGAGAACTTAGAGATGTTTGATAAGATTGTATATGTGTCTGAATGGCAGAAGCAGCAATATCAAAACTTTCTCGGTATTCCACCTAGTAAAGGACAGGTTCTTAAGAATGCTATTGTGCCTATTGAAGAGCATAGTAAGTCTGAGGACACTATTAATATCATCTATCACACTACCCCTCACAGAGGTTTAGAGCTTCTTATACCTGTGTATGAACAGATAGCTCAGATGTATGATAACGTTCATCTCGATGTTTATTCATCATTTAACGCTTATGGATGGCCTGATAGAGACAAGCCTTACAAAGATTTATTCAAAACTATCGAAGATAATCCAAGAATGACCTATCATGGATTCCAACCTAATGATGTAGTAAGAGAAGCTCTTAAGAATGCTCATATATTTGCTTATCCATCTATATGGCAAGAGACATCTTGTATAGCATTAATGGAAGCAATGTCAGCTGGTGTTATGTGTGTGCATAGTAACTTAGGTGCTTTACCTGAGACAGCAGCTAACTGGACTTATATGTATCAATTTGATGAAGAGCCAAGTAGACATGCTAATGCATTTGGTCAATGTCTTATTCAAGCTATTGAATTATTTAATTCTGATAGTAAGAAGAATATACTTCAGCAACGATTAACTATGCAGCAAGTTTATGCTAATAGTTTCTATAGCTGGGACTCAAGAATCGTCGAATGGAACGGATTATTAGGAACACTCGCAGATTCATAAACTTGACTTCACTCCTGAAAGTAGTTATAATATAGTATGGCTAGAAAAAAACTTACAGAAGAAAAAAAGGCTGTTCTAGTAGAACGCCTAGCAAAAGCACGTGCTGCGAAGGCTGAGAAATCAGGACCTCCGAAGTACGCAATGTATAGCGAGCATGTTGTCAGTCTACCTGATGATCATCCTCTGTCATTAAAGACAGTTAAAGGATGGTTAAAGGAAGCTAAATCAACTGCCGCGGTTCATAAAAAGAACTGGCGTTACGGTGATAAAAAATCATACGCTAAGTATCATCAATGGACTGGTTATGCTACTCAATTGAGTACTTACTTAAGAACAGGCACGTACTGTTCTAACTTCCAAGGAGCTAATATGGAGTTTAAGACTAAGCGAACTTGTGTCGCTATGGCTTATTATCCTAATGGTAGACCTAAACGTGAAGTTGGTGTTTGGTATCCAGATGTCAGAATGGAATGGACACGTGAGTTGGATGCTGAAGAGCGAGCTAACTATGGTGGTAAGATAAAGTAATGGGTAAGGTTATACCATTCCCAGGTAAAAAGCTTACACCTGAACAAGAGCAAGCTAATCACCCTGAGAGAAATGAGCAGCGATTGCTTGAGCATATTGTAAATATATCTCTCGATATGTCTATTAATGTCTTTAACCAATTTGATACCTCTAACTTACCTGTTGTAACGTTTGATGATACTAATAAAAAGGACTTTGTATTAATACATGAAGCTATTAAATCAGCTGTTAGTAGATTATATGGTAAGGAACATGAACTACAAACAACTGATCATAAGTGTGTTGATCTAGCTCTTTCTGATATACAATTTGATGATGACATTAACCCTAAGGATGATGAATGATTATACTTGACCTAAACCAGACAATGATCTCTAACCTGATGGCTCAATTAGGTAATCATACTAACGTAGAAGTTAAAGAAGATCTTCTACGTCATATGGTACTTAATGCTATAAGAAGCTATCGCAGTAAATTTACTGCTGAGTATGGTGAGATTATAATTGCAGCTGATAATAAACATTACTGGCGCAGAGACATCTTTCCTTACTATAAAGCTCATAGAAAGACTTGGAGAGAAAAGTCAGAGCTTGATTGGAATACGATATGGGAAGCAATGAACGCTATTAAAGCTGATCTTAAAGAAGTATTTCCGTACAAGTATATAGATGTGCATGGCGCAGAAGCAGATGATGTTATAGGTACTATATGCCATGAGCATGGTACAGAATTAAATACAGGTGAGCCTATTCTTATACTGTCAGGTGATAAAGACTTTGTGCAGTTACAGAAGTACGCTAATGTAAATCAATATGACCCAGTAAGAAAGAAGTACATTACAAATAGTACTCCAGAAAGATTCTTACTTGAACATATACTAGGAGGAGATCGAGGAGATGGTGTACCAAATATTCTCTCTAAAGATGACTGCTTTATTAATGGACGTCAAAAGCCATTACGTAAAACTTTTATAGCTAAGGTCTTAGTCGAAGGTGGGGTACATCTACCTGACGAAGAAACAAAAAGAAACTATGCACGTAATAAGCAATTAGTAGACCTCTCAGAAACCCCTGAGAATATTAAGCTAAATATTCTTGAACAATATGAAAAACCTGCTAACAGCAGGGATAACTTATTTAACTACTTCATTGAGAAGAAACTCAAAGGCTTAGTTGAATACATTGGAGACTTTTAAAATGGTAAAAGGTATATTTGAAATCTTTGGTGAAGTTGCTAAGCTTAAAACTAATAAAGCAAAAGCAGAAGCATTAAAGCAGCATGATCTGTTCTCAGTTAGAACAATCTTACAAGGATGTTTTCATCCAAACATTAAATTCTTACTACCTGATTCTATCCCACCTTATGGTGAAGCAGATGGAACTCAAGTAGAAACAAGATTACATAGTATGGTAAAGAAGCTAGACATCTTTATCGAAAATGGCAGGCCTGTAGCAACGCAATCAAAGAGAGAGATGCTCTTTATTGAAATGCTTGAATCAGTCCATCCTAAAGATGCCATTATTCTTGTTAACATGATTCAAAAGAAAGCACCAGTTAAAGGTATTACTAAACAAGTAGTACAAATGGCCTTCCCATCACTATTGCCAGCTGATGGTCCAAAGTCCAAATAACTTTAAAGAAGCACAGGAATACTTTGATGCCTATACTGGTATTAAAGGACATGGAGTAACATTAAGCTCCTGGTATCCACCTGTTCACGAGACACGTCTAAGATTAAACTATACGTACTATAACTCAAAAGAGATTATGGAGCGTATATTTGATTGGTATTTAAAAATAGATCCTGATGGTAGAATATTCGATTACACTGTCATAGACGATGGCTCTCAAGAGATACCTATCACTGAATGTAATATACCAGATCATTGGCAAGTATTACGTATAGATAAAGACCTTGGTTGGAACAACGAAGGAGCAAGAAATTGTCTTATGCGTGACACGAGCAATATGTGGAACCTTTTATTAGATAGTGATTGGGTAGTTACAAAGAGATGTCTTGATCGTATTCAGCGAGAGCTTATATTCTTAGATAGAGAGTATGTATTCTTTCCTGGCAACTTTGGTCCTAAAGTAGGTCGTAATAGCTATCTTGTAAGTAAAGAAGAGTTCTGGACGAGAGGCGGCTATGATCAGACTTGTATCGGCTATCATGGCGTTGACTATTCATTTCTAAGATACAACTTAAAATACGATTACAGTGAGCTGTTCTGGTTCACAAGACTAGTTGATGATGTTATTGATCCTAATGCAAAAGATAGAATGAATAATGTAATTAAGTTTCATCAACGAATGGAAGAGATGGAGAAGCTCGGATATGGCCATCGTAATCCACAAGACAAGCAAGACTTTGTATGGACTGATCTAGATAAGAAAGAAGAACTATGGCAGCATATAGAGTATGAAAAGATCCAATAAGTATATATTTGTAGCAGGTGCACCAGGTTCTAAATGGAGCAGTGTATGTAAAAATATCTATTATAGTAATTCTGTAAATAGATCTGACTATACTGACGAAAGAACTTACTATCATTCTGCATGGGGTGAACCTAAGCTGATGCATCTTGGTGCATACTTTGACCCAGGTATGGAGTTTGGTGATTGGTTTGATAACATAACACAATACTCCAAAGAATTTGCTGAAGAAGAATTTAATAAACCATTTAAAGGTCCAGGTGTTAAGATTATTAAGAGTCATGTATTTGCTTATTGTATTCCTTGGCTGAGAGAGCATTGGCCTGAGTCTCCTATAGTGTTAGTACACAGAGACAATGATGCTTGCTTAGGATGGTGGGTTAGATGTGGTGAGTTTAATATTACGTATCCATCATATAATAAATACTATAAAGATTTAAAGCAAATGGGATATGAAATTGATAGACAAAATAGCTATATCTTAGAAGCAATGAAAGGTGCTACACCTGCTAGTGATAATGAACATTTAGCTAGATTATGTCGAATCAATTCACCAAGTAAAAAATTTAAACAGAACTATTATAAAGATAATATCAAGGTAGCCGTCCTATGAGCAGTTGGGATAAAAATAAAGAGAGAAGTAATTACCATTTTGATCCTACATTGATGCATCCTCTGTATGATACAGTAGATAGAGTTGGTCATATTGATCTTAGCAGAGTATATCATACAGATCTAAAAAAAGTTATTGATGAGTCATACGGTGCTACTTGGCGTACAAGAGGCAATAAAGATAAACATGGTAAGATAGGTGTTAGATCTAGAAAAGAAGAAGAGTACCAAGCAGAAGAATATGATTTAGAGAATACAGGCTATGGAGCTAATCATGTTATTAGCAATCTTAACTGGGACATACCAGATAGCATACAAATAATAGCAGACGAATTTCAATTAGAAAGACAGATGACTAGAGTGCATGTACAGTTTCCTGGTCAAGTATGGAACTTACATATGGATAAGCTAGAGAAATGGGCACCTGATAACCCTGACTCAGTAGAGAGATATATGGTACAGTTAACTGATTGGAAACCAGGACAATGGTTCTCTTATGGTAACTATACGTTTGAACACTGGAAAGCAAGTGATGTAACTACATTTAATTGGCAAGATGTACCTCACTCAACGGCTAATGCTGGTCATCATCCCAGAGTAACACTTCAAGTAACAGGAATAAGTACAGCTGAATCAAGAGAATACTTGAACGAGGTCCGAAAGTCGACTATAATAAGGTATAGGAGATAAACGTAGATTGCTAATTATTGCTAAGGAAATCTCCTCCCTTTAACCCTTTAAGATTATGAATAATATGAAAAAAATACTAAGCGATTGTGATGGAGTACTTCTTGACTGGGGCTACTCGTTCGAAAAATGGATGAAGTTTCACTTTGGTATGACTGTAGTTAACCGTGAAGCTTATAACATAGCAGATAGGTATGAAAGCAATTGGGAGTGTCTAGATAAGAATAATCTATTCTACTTACCAAGAGTATTCTGTAATAGTTCAAGAATTGGTAATCTAAGGCCTCATAGAGACGCAGTTAAATATGTTAAGAAGCTCTGGGAAGAGCATGGTATGACTATTGATGTTGTTACATCCTTATCATTAGATCCTGAGTCACAAAAATTGAGAGAAAGGAACTTAAGAACAGTATTCGGTCAGGCTATCGATAGAATCATCTGTCTAGATACAGGTGAGGATAAAGATGAAGCATTAGCTGAGTGGAAAGACTCAGGCAATTGGTGGATCGAAGATAAGCCAGAGAATGCTCAAGCTGGATTGGATGCTGGTCTTAACCCTATACTTATCGACGCTGAATATAATCAAGAGTTTTCTATTATGGATAATCCTGGCATTGCCCGATTAGATAACTGGAAGCAGATATATGAGTTTGTCACTCATAGAGAGTTCAGCTAAGTATAATAATGCCAATATATGACTTTCAGAATATAGATACAGGTGAAGTAGAAGAACATATGATGTCTTTCACTAAGCTTGATCAATTTAAAAAAGATAACCCACACCTTAAGTCTGTTATACTAAAAGCAGCTGGTATTGTAGGTGGTCATATATCTGTGCATGAGAATAAAGACGGTGGGTTTAACGACTTAATGAATAGGATAGGTAAAGCTAATCCTACATCAGCAGTTGCTGATAAGTATGTTAATCGATCAGCCAAACAAGTTAGTGTAGAAAAGACACTAGATAAGCACTGGGGTAAACGTAGTGACAAATAAAGTATTCAATCTAGATATTGTAGAGTTTCCTAAGTTAAAAAGAATAACAGTAGATGGTACTAGACATTATATCAGAGAGGGTGATGAGATACAAGAGCCTTATCCGTCTGTTACATCTATTACCTCACAGCTAGCTAAAGAGGCTATTAAGAAGTGGCGTAAGAGAGTAGGTACAAAGAAAGCCAATGCTATAACAACTAAAGCTACAAGACAAGGCACCAAAGCTCACATACTTATTGAAGAGTATATACAAGGACATGAGCTGCCTGAGTCAATGCCGAATGAGATGGAACTCTATCTTGGATTTAAGAAGATAGCAGATGCTCATATAGATAACATAAGATCAATTGAAGGTCAGATGATGTCAGACTACCTTAGAGTAGCTGGTACTGTTGACCTTATTGCTGAGTATGATGGAAAACTATCAGTAATAGACTGGAAGACATCAGCTAAGCAAAAGA